TTATAATTTTATACTTTTTATTTTGCTTTTATGATTTTGGTTTTGTTTTTAGTTGGCCCCCTTGTGGATGCAAGACACTGTCGTCACAGGCCTGCACTGTGTTTAACATGCGCGGGTTACATGGAGAGGCAATCTTCAAGATCTCACCTTGATTGACAATTGTCTGCCTTAAATGGTTGTTGCACCTTATCCCCAACCAGGGGAAATACGTAGGATCCACATTTCAAGTGGTTTCAGATTAACTGTTATTATCCTTAACATGATTTAAACTCAGAGGGAGTTGGCATCAAAGTTGGTTACGAATATATCTACGTTACATGATGTTGGATATGCTCCACCTGATACCCCAACATTTACTGTAGTGGTGGTGAGCAATGTTGAAGTTAACATGAAAACGCCAGTTATAGACGAAGTACTAGTAGAAGCAACTGTAGGTGACACTGACGAGGAATTTGAACCGCCATTAAAAGAAGGAACAGTAGTACACCCAGTGAAACTAAATGTAGGGAGTGTAACACTGGTGGCAATTCCTTGCCATGAGACTGACAGTTCATAAATTTGTCCAGGTACTGCAAGAAATGAAATGTTACTAGTTGAAGTTGTAAGCTGTAATGTTCCCCTGGTGAACACAAGTGTTGCACCAAGAGGACTACCCCCACTGGCATTTGTTCGATAGGCGTGACCACTAGTGACCACTCCACCAATATCAGCTGGAAGGATTGGTTTGAGAAACTCAACACAATAACTGACCCATAACTCACCCAAATTTTGGGAAGGATTGGATTGGGTAGCAAACTGAAAGTTTCCTAAATCATACAGCCGAAGGTCCTGAGTGGACGGAACAGCGCCAGTTCTAACATACGCATATGGTAGAACGGTTTGTTGTAACTCACATTCAACCATATGGATCAGTGCTTGGGTGGGCTTTACAGAGACAGCGAACTCGGAATTTTCCATTTGTTGTTTGTTGTTGTAAGAGGCAACATCTGCGTTGTAATTAGTGGCCATAATGACGACTCCAGGAGCATCACCAGTCACAAAATCAGTGATAAGAGGTCTGAACTCAAAGATAAGCCCATGGAATCGGTATTGTTGATAGTTACTTGCCACAGAAGATAGCCAGGGAAAAGTAGTTCCTACACCAGGGTTTAACGGATACGCAACATTATTAAAAACAGTAGTGCCAGTTATATCCCCAATGTATTCACGATGGCACACCATGGTACCAGCCTGGGTGTTTTGGAATTTTGGAATTTGATTACTTGACGAAAGAACATTGTACTTAGGGGCGTTACCCAGGACCTGGTAATCACCAGATCCAAATATACTTCCGATTCCTGAGCCTAACCAGCGGCCGATGCCAGTGGCGGCTTTGAAACCAGTCATTTTGGATACAGCAGCACCTATGGTGCCACCAACGTCTCTAAATGGTTTGTTTTTCTTAGGCTTTGCCTTCATCTTACGTGAAACCAACATGGTTGCAAGTTTATTTTCTAGTTTTGTTACGGATTGCTTATTTTTCTTTGGCATTGTATTGGATACCGCATGCCTACGGGACTATACATCCATAACCCCCCTATCAGGGCGGATCCGTGTAGTCTCTTGGCATTTTGTTTAGCACAGAAGTAACTGTTTTGGTCCAATTAAGGTTATGAACCCAATGAGGGAAACTGTCCCCCAACAAGCAATACCTTCACACGGACTATTGCTGCCCGGGGTCATGACACCCTACCGTCCCAGCGGTGCTGCCTACCTACGTAGGAATCAAAAAGCTGTAATCCATGCAGGAATATGCAGGAATATTGAAGTCACCCTCTGACTCAACAGGGGTCTCCCATCCTACACGATGATCAAAATAATACTGTTCCATGGCAATCTGCATGTCTGAATCTATGTCAAAGGCTAATCGATATGATTCGCGAGTCTCAGGGGTGACCTCACGTATCTTATTATCCATTCCTCGAGCCAAGTTCATCATTCCGGATTCAATCACCATCTTATTGTTTTTCACAA